ATATAAGCCTCCCGCTAATGCCACCGATCTCAAAACGATGACAAAAGCATCCGCAGTGGGTGCCTTGGGCAAGGTCTTCATCGAACAGCTAGACGGCGCCGGCGTGGCAGTTGAGACATGGGAATTGCAAAATGCATTTATCACCGAGGCTAAATTTGGTTCTTTGGAATATGGTAGCGACGATTTAACTACCTTGGATTTGACTCTCCAATATGACTGGGCGACCTGCGACACTGTTGGCGCTGCCGCAACTAAGGATGCTGCAGCCAATCAGAAATTCTTCGCCATGGCAAAAGCTACTTAAAATAATTTCTACAAATTTTACAAAAATATAATATAATATTTACATATGACTAATAACGAGGTGTGAATTGTCAAGAAATAAAGGTCGTACGGGCGGCAAATCAAAACCCGATAACACCGGCGCGCCAGTCCAACATATGACCGCGCCAGAGAATACCGAAGATGCACCTGCATTTTCATTTGTGGTCCCGACGGCATTCGTTGATTTGCCGTCTAAAGGACGCTTTTATCCAGAAGGTCATCCGCTGCATGAGCAAGATACGCTTGAGATTCGCGAGATGACCGCAAAGGAAGAGGACATACTAACTTCCCGCACTCTTCTTAAAAAAGGCATTGCGCTCGATAGAGTGATCAAGAGATTAATTTGCGATAAGAGCATTGACCCTCAAACTCTCATCTTGGGCGATAAGAACGCGCTCGTAATCGCCACCCGGGTTGCCGCATACGGCAATATATATACCACCGAGGTGGATTGTCCCGCATGCGGACACAATCAGCAGCATTCTTTTGATCTAGAGGAATTGGAACCGCGCGAATCTGGCGGTTGGGAAGACTTTAACGTAGTGGAAAACGATGATTGCACATTTACAACAGTCTTGCCTCGTTCTAAAGCAGAGGTCACTTTTAAATTGCTGAATGGATACGATGAGCAAAAAATCTCGAACCTCACTGCTGCCGATCGCAAGAAAAGACAAGAGAAGAACATAACTCGCCAACTTGAAGGTATGATTGTCGCCGTTAACGGATCTGAAGATCTAGAGATGATTCGCTATCTTGTTGATAATATTCCTTCTGCTGATTCGAGGCATCTAAGATCGGTGTATCGCATGGCGATGCCCAATATTGATATGACTCAAACTTTTGAGTGCACCGAATGTGATTATGAGCAGGACATGGAGGTTCCGCTCTCCGCGGACTTTTTTTGGCCTGAGTGATGATTATATGCAAAACGTATATGAGCAGTTTTTCTTTCTCAAATACGCTGGAGGGTGGTCATTTGCCGAGGCTTACAATTTACCAGTAGGGTTGCGCACGTGGTTCACCAATCGACTAGCAGAACAGCTACAATCTGAAAACACAGCCATGGAACAGTCATCGCGATCTGGCGGCGGTACCGAATTGACACCACACAATGCGCCCCCCATGCCGCCTCAAATGCGAGAACAATCGGGCAAGACTGAGTAGTCTTGCCTTTTTTGGTTTCAAACTATTTAATACTGAACGCAAAGGAACTTTTTCTCAGTGGCAACTTACGATGATTTAAAAAAAGAAAACGAAAAGTTAAAAAAACAGCTTAAGTTAGCCATGGACGACAGTTCTGGGCGCAATCTTGAAGACCTTGATGCCGAGAATAAAGAATTAGAAAAGATCTTAGCAAAGACCAAAGATCGTGTTGTGCAAGACGAAACTGCAGCAATGTTGGCTAAGAATCGCCGGGAAATGCTAGCACAAGAAAACGAAATCCTTCAAAAGTACATTAAGTCCAACCATGAGGACCTAGAGACTCAAAAGAAGAAAGTCGAAAACCTCAAGAACGCTCTTGAAGTTCAAAAAGAGATGGAACAGTCTCAAAGAGAGGGCGCCCAAGCAGCCGAAGATCTAGGAAAATCACTTACGAGCGCTATGAGAGTCACCCGCGGCGGTGTCGTTGATGTAGGAAAGATAGCGTCAGGGTTTGGCAAAGCAGCCAAAGCGATGAAAGGGCTAGCCGCCGGCGGAAAAGCCAGCTTTGAATCCCTCACCAAATTTATCACAGCATTGGCTGGAAACGCACTCATAGCCGTTATTCAGATAATGGTCGATTTAGCGACGGCTATATTTAAAGTAAGCTTTGCATACGAAAACACTACTCGCGCCATGCGACAGGCTACAGGAATGAGCCGAGAGTTAGCCGACAGTATTTCGGCTGGAATCCCCGGCGTTCGAGCGTATACTCACAATTTTGAAATCTTGGCAGAAGCCGCCACGGCATTATATCGCGGTTTCACAGACTTCACGCTGGTGAACAAAAAGACTGCAGCCGACATGGCATCTAACGCCGCGATGCTGAGTCGTTTAGGTGTCTCATATGACAGCTTTGCCGGCAGTGTTCAAATGGCGACAAAAGGAATGGGAGTGCATGCTGACGATGCATCTGGAATGATGCGCAATTTGACAGCACACGCACAAAACATTGGAACAGACATCGGACAGCTTACCAGCGCTTTCGCAGCATCTGGCGGCGAATTAACCAAGTTTGGTGGCGATGGAGTTAACGCCTTCAAGAGACTTTCAGAAACATCAAAGATCACAGGAATCGATATTCAGCGCTTGTTGGCAATTACTCAGAAATTCGACACATTCGAAGGCGCTGCAGAACAAGCAGGAATGCTTAACGCCGCCCTCGGTGGAAACTTTGTAAATGCAATGGACATGATGATGGAGACCGATCCACGAGCCAGATTCGATATGATTCGAGATTCTATCAAGTCAACGGCAGGTTCTTTCGAGAATATGGGTTATTATCAGCGCATATATATGGCTAAAGCTGCCGGTCTTAAAGATGTCGGCGAATTGGCTCTTATGATGTCGGGTAATTATGAATTATTAGATGAAAATATGGGCAAGACTTCAGACTCGTATATCGATCAAGCGAAAAAAGCACGCGAATGGCAATCGGTGCAGGAGCAACTTAAGACAATGGTGATGCAGCTTGTGCCCGCCATGAAGGAGCCGATGAAGATGCTTGAAGAGTTGTTTAAGTGGCTAGCGGGACCCGGAAAAGCAGATATTCAAGAAATGTTCAAGGGCATCCAATCTATTATTAAGTGGTTAGCGAAGCCGGACAATATGAAAATGATTCTCGACACAGCCGGCGGTATCGCCAGAAATCTGGATTGGATTGCAATCAGTCTCGGCGCCGTCTTCGCCGCCGGCACCGGCGTGAAGGCAATGATGTTTTACAAGAAATGGAAACAAATGAAAGATGTTGCAAAGATTGCGGATACACTCGGTAAAACTGCCCAAGGCGCCAAAGGCGCCAAGACAGCGACAGACGCTGCAAAGGTTGGTCGCAATACCATGAAATTTGCAACGACAGCCGAACGCGCCAAAGCCGCCAAAGATGCCGCAAAAGTAGCAGCAGAAACTGCACGTGCTGAATCTCTTACAGCCCAAAAGGCAAAGAAAGCTTCCGAGATGTATGAGACGTTCCGGAAAACCCAAATGGAGAAAGCGACAAAAGCTACGGAAACCGCTACAAAAACCCGAGGCAAGTTCTTTACGGACATGTGGTCGAAAGTGAAAATATCCAGCACCAAAGCCTCACAAGCCACGGTGAAGAATATCACAACTATGGACGAACAAACGATGACGCTCAGCCGTCAAATAAAAAATTCTGGTGTTGGTCAATGGTTTAATCAATTTATACAGAAGTCGCCAAGAGCAGCCAAGGCACTTGGGACGCTCGCACGATGGGGACCAAGGATTGCAAAATTTGCGAAATTCCTAGGCCCGGTTTCTCTACTTATTGATCTTTTTTACGCAACCCGCGGCGCTATACGCGGCGCAGACCGGGCACTGGAGAATAATTTAACAGGGTTCATGAAATGGAGTTCTATAGTGGGAGGCATGCTGGAAGGCTTAGCTGAAATGTGGACTGGATTCACGAAAATGATCGGATTAGGAAGATCCGACGAGGGATATGTAGACATAAGCAATAAAGAACAGGGCGTTTCCGATCAGCTACGCAAGCGACAAGTTGAAATTCAAAAAGCGATGCTTCTCCGCACGCGCAAAGGAGTAGATCCGGCTGATTTGTTAGCAGGAGATTCCGCTCATCAAAAGATGATGGATGAGAAAATGAAGAAGACAGGAGACACCCTAGGAACGAGCCTTCAGAATGGCGTACTCAAAGGCGCCGCAGACTTGATCCCCGGCTCTTTATCAAACTTCTCCCAAGGAGTCGTAGAAGGCATCGCATTGGCTGATGAGCCGATTTATGAAGCTATGACCGCTCCCTTTGTTCGGGCAGAAACCCAAATTTCACAAATTCAACAAAATATCATAAGCCAACAACAAACAATGTCTAGTGCGATCGCCAAAGCCCGCGAAGTGATGTATGGCGAGACACCTCCCCCGGGGCTGGCTGGCAATGCTGCAGCAAATACTCAGAATCAGCAGCCGGTTGTTGTGCAAATAATGATGGATGGCGCCGTAGTAAGAGAAGAAATGATTGGAACCATAGGGCAGGCAGCCGGATTTTCTGCGATAACAGGCTATGTGCGAAAATGAAAAGGAATCTAAAAAGTGAAAGATAAACTAACAAAAGCAGCAGATGCCGAGAAATATACGCGCGAAAGATACTCAGGAAAAGACAAAGAGGGAAACACCGTAGATAAAGCTTTTAAAACTTTTTATTATGATGTTTCTGATGCTTACGCAAACAACGCCGAAATGGTTGTCTCTGTTTATCATATCCCAAGCGATACGGCGATTTATTTTAAAGCATTTATCGCCGCCTTCAATGAAACTTACAGTTCGGATTGGGCGAGAGAAGCTGTTTTTGGTCGAACTGATCCAATTTACATGTTCCGACAAACAGAACGCAGAATATCGTTAGCCCTTAAAGTCCCAGCAGCATCACTGAGCGAAGCCTATGAAAATTTAGGAAAAGTGCAAAGTCTGGCACAATTTCTTTATCCCACGTATGTGCAAGCCGGTGATGCCACTACGATTGCTCAATCTCCCCTTCTACGCATTAAAGTAATGAACCTTCTCCAAAACTCCACCGGCACCGCTGAAAAAACAGATGTTCCGCTAGACGATCTCTTTGATAATTATCAAAGCACTTCAGATCCTACACAGGGGCTCTTAGGGGTCATCAATTCTCTGGCTATCAATCACAACTTGGAGAACAGCGCCATCGGGGCTGTCGAAAAGGCACCAAACACAGTTCTTCCTAAAATGCTGGAAATAAATATGGAATTTTCCCCCATACATGAAAGTACTTTAGGGTTCAACGAGAATGGACAGCCTCTGAGTCCGCTGTTCCCTTACGGCGTGACGTTAGGAGATGCGACTTCTCAAGGAGCCGACAATGGCGCCATCATAGCCGCAGCAAACGGGCACACCAATAACAACCCCGGCGCCGACACACCAGCAAATGATCAGTCTAATGATCAGGGTACCATAGACGAAGCCGAAGCAATCACAAGCGCTAATTGTGTGGGGGTCTCCCAATGCAGCGAGGCTGCCCCCACCGACAAAAACGCTACCTCTTCAAAGGTCGACTTCGAACTACCCCAATAAACAAGGAATAAAATATGCCATCTAGATATACCAAAACACAAAAACTCTCTAATAATAGTGAATATTATAGCTTCCTAAGAAAGAAGCGTCACGTGAGAAATATAGTACAATACGCCACCCCTAAGCTCTACAACCCGAGCCCCTCAGCCCGCGCCTCACTGGTGACAGACACTCACATTTGGAAATATGGCGATCGTTTTTACAATTTAGCTAGTCAATATTATGGAGATGTGAGATATTGGTGGGTAATAGCGTGGTATAATGCATATCCTACGGAAGCACACTTAAAACCCGGTATGGTGATCGCCATTCCCGTAAACTTACAGGCGACTCTAGATGTTCTAGGGGTATAAAATGTCTACTAATTTTGACTTTAAGTTTACAGATAAAAATGCCGATGAACTAACCGAAGCCGACAGAGAAAATTTAGCCAACCTCTATTCCGAGGCACTTGAGTCACTATACGCCAATGATAACAAAACTGCATGGTACAACAGCGACGGTGGCGAGGAAAAAGCACCCAAATTATGGGACTCCAATGCTGCCGATGGGGAAGATTCCTATTATGGAGAAGCCGCGGCAGTACTAATCCATGGATACAATGAGATCGTAGCTACGGAATCATATGCGACGGAGGAAACAGCCGGCGGCGCACTTTCTAATGAGGATTTGGTAAAAAAATATACCCAATCATCTGTGATGGACGTAGCAAAAGCGACATATCAGCGCTTCTTGGTTAAGAAAATAAAAGCCGATGAAATGTGGGAAAATGAAAATCTCGCCGAAGGGGATGCTAGTGCTGTTGCTAGCACCCAAGAAGAACTTGAAGCCGCGGCAGCAGAAGCCGCTAACGCCGCCGAAAAGGCAATGCAAGAAAAAATAAAAGCTTCCCGCGGCGCATCAGCAGCATCAGCAGCCAGCGGTGGTGCCGGCTCCACTACTAATATAGTAGAAGTCAAAGAGCAGTGTTTTTTGTTGGCTTTTCTGCATACAATCTTGCAAAAGAAAGCCACATCCATAGACAAGACAGAAACAAAGCCGATCCCCTATGGCGGGGATGGGGTGGGCGGCGCCCAAAACTGCAGTCTAATGGCCGGCGACTCACCTTTCGGATTCATGAATCGCCTAACTCAGTATGGTTCTCAAAAAGATCTACTAAATATGCGATCGGAAGAAATAGCGTCGTTACAGCCTCAGATTCAGCTTTACAAAGTAGCTCGAAACGAGAAAGGTGAAGAGATCAATATTCCCATTAATTTTGATTCTCATTTCAAGAGCCTCATCCGCACCGCCGGCGGCAAAATGGAGAATGTTCTCCAAAGCAAAAGAAAGAGAGGCGCCGGCGCTGGTATTAAAAGTTTTAAGTTCACTTATGAGGGAAATAACCCATTCGCTGTTAAAAAGAGTATAACTGCCACACTTTCAATTTTCGCTAACACTTTTGACGAATTATCGCAACCCAGAGATGCCGGAGGTGGAGCAACATACAGTTATTTAGATCTCGCTCTTAAGACCGGCGGAAAAGGTCTTCGAAAGTTCGCCAACAAACTCGATCCGAAAGACGAGCAGCGGGGAAACAATCTGGCTAAGCTAGACTTTAGATTGAAAGCAATCGTGGGCTGGCAGCAACCACCCGGCAAAAGCGGTATCTCATCGGCAGCCACCCGTACGGGGCTTGAAAACTCGTTTGTTACGCTCAATTTAACACCTGTTATCCACAACTTCGACTTTGACGATACGGGAAGAGTTGTGTTTAATATTGAATACTTTGCCTTCGTTGAGGATTTCTATAATCAACCCATGTACAGTATCTTTGCTGATTCGGAAGTGATGAAAAACATGTTATCTCGTAAGCTGAAATATGATGCCTTATCTGAAGATTGTAAAGCGTCCGAGGTCGCAGAATTAAGAAAGTCAGATAAAGAACAAATTATCAAAGATAAACAGAATGCTCTCAACTGGGTTGCTCGAACTCTAATTCAAAAAAGCAAAATTCGCTATATCACAGTCAATCGTGCATCCCTTGGAAAAATCCAGTCAGAAGGACCTTGGGTAGATAAAAAATCTGTGGGATGGAATTTAAACACCATTTCCAATGAAACCCCCGAGGCAGCTAAACTAACTGAAAACGTTGCAGAGTCTACAAAAGCAGAAACAGGACAAAATCCACCGGCTAGCGCCACTTCCGGGTTCACCAAGCAGATATCTGGAAACCCAGACGAATATCCGGTTATCTTTTTCTTTGTGAGCGACCTTGTCGATGTGATCATGGAAGGTATAGGTCTCAATCTTCACGCTGCCCACACGTCTATTCTCCCAGAAATCGCCAAAGAGGGAACCAAGGAGGGAGTAGTCGCATCTGACAGCTATAAGGAGGCGATCGACGGCTACAAGCGACTGGAAGAAAACTATAAACGCCTTCGGGTCCTCCTTGGTCCTGTTGAGATAGTGGACCCCACAAACGCAGCTAATAGTAAATTTGTAAATTTGGGAGATATGCCAGTTTCATTAAAATATTTTATGGAATTTTTGACCGAAAAGACCCTCAAGGCAGATCAGGTCTTCTATCCTCTCCCTAGCTTCTTGAATGATTTTTTTAATATATACATAAGAACTTTCCTAAACGATGAGACGTGTTTTGGCAAAATGCCCGGCGTCCGCCAGAGAGTAAGAATCTCCCAATCAACCATCACAGATTATAAACAAATTCCCGGTCAAACCATGGATACCATTTCTCGAAAGCTGTGGGATCAAAATAAGAGCAAAGGCGCCTTGACCGCCGAATCCGATAATTATGGACCAGATTGTCGGAAATTGAACATTAAGGCTGCAGCCGGCTCCGGTAGTCCAGTCCTAAATGTGGCAGGGTTTCGCAGCCTCAATAAAGTTCACAACGCGGATGCTGAAAATGATTATCTTGTATATTATGCCGGCAGATCCCAGCCAGTCCGCGAACTACACGGAAACGAAACGGATGATGCTAAAGCAGGCGTCTTGCATTATCGTATCGGAAGAGATCGTGGAATTGTCAAGAATATAAAACTAAGCCGCACAGAAATTCCGGGACTTAAAGAAGTTAGATTCGAACAAGGCGGATATGACGGATTGGAACAATTAAGAGAGGTATACAATGTGGATATTGATTGCTATTCAAACGTAAGCGCCTATCCCGGTACTTATATTTTTGTAAATCCTCTGGGATTCGCACCAAACATGACATATGACGTGGAAGCAACTGCGGGACAAGACGAAAAAGGAGATCAGTTCGATGTAAAGAATTTAACTGATTATGGAATTGGTGGTTATTTTATGATAATTCGCTCTTCCCACACGTTTGGTCCCGGACAGGCAGACACAAACATCACTGCTCGGTGGGTTCAAGAAATAGATAAAAAGGACCCCGGGGTCTCTAGTTCTGAAACCGACGTCGACGAAGATGCCGATCGCCCTAAGAAATGCACAACAGGAGCCAACAGCACCCGCGAAGCGGCTTCTGATGCATCCGGAGAACCGACAGAATGGAACGAAGATCTAGGAGAGTCATCCGGGGCCCCCCAAGTTGATGAACAATCAGATCCGGATGGGCAGGAAGGTCCATGATTACACCAAAGGAGATTTTAAATGTCTATATTTTATGTTGAAAACAACAATGAAACTGCTAAGGAATTTTTTGATAAACGCATGATATATAAAAATACAATTAGAAATACATCATATAAAAGCTTAATAGATTTCAATTTTGCCGAGAAACAATTGTACGGGAGAGTATCTCGCCACTATGTTCCCATTGTACATCAAAATTACATGGCAGAATTGGTGGGCATCGTCAACACGCCTGATGCCCCGCCTCTCCGCGGCATAAATTTTGCAGTAGAGGCTTTCAATGAGATGAAGGCTCAATTTGATAAATGTCTTATGGCTAATACAATATCTAAAAATGAAAGATTTTTGAGCAGCTTAAAGGTATATAAGGCTTACGAGAGCCCTATGTCACTCTATATATCACATTTTCAAGACTATATTCAAGGACTCGCCCCCGCGCTTAAAGCCGATAATATTTTAAATTTTGAACAACTTGTAGCAAAGTTGCTCCCTCTTTTAAAAGCATCAGCACGAAAGCACCCCTTTACGTTTCCTGCTTATGTAAAAAGCACATATTGCCCAATGAGTGTTTCTGGTTTAGTGTTTGAGATTGCCGATCTTAAACCCACAAATGATGATGATAAGATAAATTTTTTCACCAATAGTTTAAATTGGGAATATTTTCTCAACGCATGCGAAGAGTATGGATTTATGGTAGATCAGCTTGTCCCATGGCGCATCGTGGCAGACATCGGAAGCCCCTTTATGATAGAGTACGCTAAAAAATACGGCTTAAACAGCACCGATTCCATCCTAAAAAATGGATATAAAAATGCACACATAGAATACTTTGAAAATTTTAAGGGCTACATGCTGCAACTCTACCACACAGCCACAGAGCCAGTGGTTTACGAAGCTATGTTGTGCGCAAACGGAGGAAGCATGGTGAAAAAAAGAAAGAGATTTCCGTACACTATTGCATCTCTTGGCAAAAAATATGATGATTATTATTTTTTCAAACTTTACGCAGAGATAAGATTTTGGGAGGAAGAATCAAAATTCTCTGACACACAGAAAATGCGCATAGTGGATGATTGTATTGAATTAGCACGAATCGATATGTCAGCTGCTTTGGATGTTTTTGAGAGAATCATCAATAAAACGTTTGACTATCGAGGTTCTTTAAGTTATATTAGTGAAAGGCGACAAAAAATCTTACTAAGTGACACATGATATTTCAGACATTAGACGACAAACAACAATGCGTAGGGGTGTATGCGGATGGTAAATTGTATTTTGACGATTTTCCCGAAAATCTAACCCACACATGGGGATATTCTGGCTCGTTACGTAATCAAAAAATAGAATATGGCTATTTGTATGCACACGGGACGCCATTAGAAAAGAGTTGCCCTAAAGAGTTGATAGGGGAATTTGAGGAAGTGAGCAGAAAACTCCGCGCATTTAAAAAATCGTTCCAATTGGCAAAAATTGATTTGCACCATCATTGTTTATTTGAGTTGATTCCTCATGATTTTTTATTAAGATTTTGTGAACTTAAGAATAAAATCACCAAAGCAGTCATGAAAAACACAGAAAAGCCCCCTAACTATGATCATTTGGTTGCATGCCAGCAGCTTTTGCACAAGATTAAATATCAAGAGCTATTGATCGATAGTCGCGATTGTCGCCCTCTCTTCTTTAGTGGACCGAACAGAAAGATTGCGCACCGAATTATCCAAGGGCCGCGCCATATTGATTATAATTTATTCGGAACAGTCACAGGGCGCCTAACCACTTATTCTGACTCTTTTCCTATTTTGACAATGAAGAAAGAATTTAGAAGCCTCATAAAACCCCACAACGATTGGTTTCTTTCGCTAGACTACAACGCTGCGGAAGCCCGTACTTTACTGGCACTCTCGCACCAACAACAACCAGATGAAGACATCCATGAATGGAATATTGCGCACGTGTTTCAGGATTCCACAATCTTGCGAGAAGAAGCTAAAACTTTATTTTTTTCGTGGCTTTATAATCCAGAATCTACCGCAATTAGTACAAATTATTATAATCGGGACAATGTACTTGACAAACATTACCAAGCCGGCTATATTGAAACTCCTTTTGATCGTCGCATTGAAGTCGAATCGAGAAAGGCATTAAATTACTTGATTCAAAGCACAACATCCGATATAGTACTCGAAAGGGCATGCACCATAGACGAGTTTCTTTCAGATAAGGAGTCATTTATTTCACACATAGTGCATGATGAAATAGTTATAGATTTCGCCGATTCGGATCGGCATCTGGTGGAAGAAATTAGAGATATCTTTAGCGACACCAGCCTCGCTAAATTCATGGTCAATTTGCAAGCTGGTAAAAATTATTTTGATTTAGAGACTTTGAACATATGATATCAATTGTGGGAATTGGCAATGGCGCCTCAGCCATAGCTAGTAAATTTGAGCAATATACTCAATATAATGTATATCAACTTAATGACAAGATCGAGAGAAGCGCCGGCAAAAAGCGGCGCCTCAAGAGATTCAAGTCTCCTGAAGAATACGAAGAAAACATACCCAATTTGTCCAAGTACTTTTCGAAGATAGACGAAAGAGTGCAAGTCTTTATAATTGGTTCTTCATATAGCTCAAACTACAGTCTAGGCATTATAGAACAGATAAAGGATAAAAAAATAGATCTTATTTATATTAAGCCCGATATTGATCTTTTAACCGGCACCCCCAAGTTAATGGAAAACGCAACGTTTGGAGTACTTCAGGAATATGCGCGCTCCGGTGTTTTTAATTCGATGACTATTGTTTCCAACAAAAATATAGAAGAAGCGCTCGGCGACGTACCTATTAAAAAATTTCACGATAGCCTAAACACAGCAATTGGATCCACTCTACACTATTTAAATTATTTCGATCACAACGAACCAGAAGTGGGGGTGATGAGCACTCCTGCACCCACAAGTAGAATACGATCAGTCGGAATGGTCGACCCATCGCGCCTTAAAGAAAAATGGTTTTTTGACCTTGACATGGAGCGTGAAGTGTGTTATTATTTGTGTATAAATAAGGAAAAATTAGAGACCGATGGGACACTTCATAGGAAGATCGTTGATGCGCTCAAACAAAAGCCAAGAAATGCTTTTCGTAAAGTGTCGTATGCGATCTATGAAACCCCCAGCGGCAGAGACTTTGGGTTCTGCGTGGCATATACCAATGCTGTTCAGAGCGACAAAAAAAACCCTTGACAAGATAGATTAAGGGTGTTAAATTAGATATCAAGGAACGCTTGATATACTTTAGACATTAAATATAAAGGAGAAAAAATGTCAATCAACATGGAACTTATGAGACAAAAGCTTGCTGCATTGCGCGGCGAGGGAACCGGAGAGAAGTCTGTCTGGTTTAAGCCCGATGAGGGAGATCAGGATATCCGGATCGTTCCCGCCGCGGATGGAGATCCTCTAAAGGAGGTTCATTTCCACTATAATGTAGGCGAACACCGCGGCGGAATCGTTTGTCCGAAGCGCAACTTTGGAGAAAGTTGTCCAATTTGTGAATTCGCTTCTTCGCTGTGGCGCGAGGGAGTAGATCAAAACGACGACGAGAGCAAGAAGCTCGCGAAGAGCCTCTTCGTCCGTGCACGTTACTTTTCACCTGTCCTCATTCGCGGTCGCGAAGCAGAGGGAATCAAGGTTTATGGCTACGGAAAGCGCGCCTACGAAAATCTTTTGGGCTATATTCTAGACCCAGATTATGGAGATATCACAGATCCACTGGAGGGTACCGATATCTCGCTTACATACACCAAGCCCACCGCCCCGGGCGCATACCCCCAAACAAACCTCAAGATGCGTCGGAATACTTCCACGCTTTTGGAAGACAAGGAAGCTATCCCTGCCCTCCTAGATAGTCTCCCCGACATTGACGCTCTATTTGAGCGTCACACTCCGGAGCAAATTGACGCAATCTTGGATGAACAACTCGCCGGTAACGCAAGTGCCGAAAGTCGTTCGAAGGAAACCACGAAATACAGCAATGGCTCAAGTGAAGTGGACCGAGCGTTTGACGAGTTGATGTCAACCAAGTAAAGAGGTTTGTACGCCGCCGCTGGCACCCCGGCTATATAAATAGGGTGCCGCAATTTTCTATACAAGAAGGAGAAATGTTATGGAATGGTTAAAATCGTTATTGGCGAGTTGGAAGGTGCGAGTTGCCCTCGTAGGAGGGGCGTTGGTTGTAGCTACAACCTACGGTACCTGCACCCTTGATCCGAACACCGTGTCGGATGCCGGCACTACGACCGAAACAACGACAGAAACAGTCGAAGTATCGACAACGCCTACTACTGGCACAGAGACCGAGACTACAACTGTCACGGAAACCACCACCACAACTGGCGAGACCCCAACTACGACAGAGTAGTTGAAACCGCTGGCAGACCGGTCAAAGTCTGCCGCATTTAAGGAGACACAAAATGCGACTTATCGGACCAATCCTTGCTCTAGCCCTCACCATGGGTTGTGACAAGGACGAAGATGATACGGCAGCCGACACAGCTGTCGAAGACACAGCAGAGTAACTGCAGCCGCTGGCAGACCGGTCAATGTCTGCCACCCTTTTTACATTACAGTTTAGGTCGCTATCGCCTACCATAAAGTCGCAAATTCTATAAGTCGGCTGGAAAAGATAGCACATGGGTCATAGACCTTTGCTCAACAAAAGGAGAAAACATGAGTAAAAAAATAATGGGACCACAGGTCCGTATTAATCGCCTGCAAAGGCGCGCCACCGAGAACCTGCTAAAGAAGGTCGGAGAGATGGGTGTTCTCTTATATGTTAACACATGTATTGAGGCTATTGTTAACCGCCCAACATTGGTTAGCACGCTTGAGAAATATCTCAAGAACGGCTGGGATTGGTCTTTGTTTAGTCCAATTCTGATTGCGGAATTTCCGGATGGAAGTAGATATCTTCTCGATGGAGATCACCGTAAGCATATGTGGAGACTGGTCTTCGGCGAAGACGAGCCTATTCCTGCTTACGTAGTCAAGGTTGAGAATGCACAAGAATATCATCGTATCTTTGCTGCCGTCAACAAGCATAACCGCAAGCAGTGCTCGGGTGAGGAAACCTTTCTTCACGAGTATCTCGGCGGCGAGCCTGACGCGGTGGTCACTGGTGGTCACCTGTTAGCTTGTAATTTGGCTATCTGTGGTTCGCCCGACGATCCTATCAAGGGATACGTTGGCACCAATGGCGATCCTCTCGTTACTGTGTCGGGATTCCGAAGAGCAGTAAAGCGAGATACGTCATGTCCGATAAACGTCAAGCGCTCGGCTGACATTATTAAGTCAGCATGGCCAAAAGACGCCAAGGTACAGACGGAGCTTCTGGAAGCTTTGACGATCTTGTTTGTTACCTACCCAGTCCTTGGGTCGACTCGCAAGGGGAACAAGGTTGCTGCTGAATTCAAAACGTGGTTTAGAGACCACCTCAGCATCAAGAAGCAGCGCGATATGGCACGCGCATGGAAGACACGCGGCGGTAATGTGCACCACTTTGCGTCCGAATCCACCGCCAAGGGTCTTCTCGCTGAGTTCTTGTCGGTTTCTATCCCCGGAGGAGCATCCTCCAAGGGCAAGACACTGATCCAGAATAAGCTAGATCCGTTGTTCATAAAATGAAGACGCCATTGAGATATCCCGGCGGCAAATCCCGCGCCGTCAAGCATATCTTACCTCACATCCCCGAAGATATCGAGCGATTGTGCTCGCCATTCTTCGGGGGTGGTTCTCTTGAGTTGGCTATAGCTGCTCGCGGAACAGAGGTGCGAGGATATGATAAGATGAAGCAGCTTGTCTGGTTTTGGCAAGCCCTGTGCGGTGATAATAATAAATTAGCTGACGAAGTGGAGAGTTTGCGAGACAGATACAGGATCCGAACCGGCGAAACTGTGGTAGGGTGTTCCAAAGACTTATTTCACAGATGCCGCGAGGACTTAAAGACTGACTCTTTTATGTTCTCTTACGAAAGAGCGGCTAAATATTATGCAATTAATCGAGCTAGCTTCTCAGGCGCCACGTTTAGTGGCGGGTGGTCAGAGAGAGCGTCTTATGCTAGATTTACCGACTCGTCGATTCAAAGGCTACGAGACTTCCAAGCCGAAAATTTCAGAGTAGATTATGCAGATTTTGAAGATGCGATGGATTACCATCCTAAAGCTTTTCTGTATCTCGATCCCCCGTATATGCTGCCGGCAACTCAAAACGCATTGTATGGAACCAATGGAGACTTGCACCGATCGTTTGATCATGAAAAATTGTACTCTCTATTGACAAAACGAAAAGGATGGGTTATGTCTTATAATAAATGCGACACAATCGAGAAAATGTACGAAGGTTATGAAATTATAGATGCGGACTGGGCTTATGGTATGAAAAACCAAGCTACAAAGAAAACAACAAAGAAGATGGGATCATCCTCTGAAATTTTAATTATAGGAAGATAAAATATGGGAAACAAGGGCAAAGATTTCGAACACCAAATTGTTGATTGTTACCGGAAGAGAAACTTTAGTAAACATCCTCCGAATGTGGTTACGGCCACACAGCTGCTGATTGAAGAGTTTCCGAATGAAAAGATTGTTCATCGCGACGAGATCTCACTCAAGGGTCTGGGTCGCGAAGTTAAGGCAGATATGTGGATCGTGCTCGGCGCCGGACAGTGGATTGGGGTATCAATCAAAATGGCTGGATCTGTGCGCCTCTCCAGCGCGCAAGGTCGAGGCACAGCAGACAAGTGGGAAGCTGCAGCAGCTACTCTCGATCCCGATCGCCAAATAGCCCTTCAGAAGCTGAATGAGAGAGTTAGAGAGTTGCCCACAAACATGATTGATTCCGGCAATCTTCAGAAGGCGCAGCAAAGGAACCCTAAAAAGCTATCTACAGCAGGAAATTGGAATACATGGTTTGCTAAGGAAAGACCACTCCTTACTCAACACATAAACGAACAGCTTGAAGACACAGAGATCCGCACAGCAGTAATTGAGGAAATGTTAACAGGAAGACAGCATTACGCCGGCACCAAGGGTGTAGCA